AACGGTTCAGCTTTAAATTTATATTTAGCTACCACAAAAAGTTTTTTATTTTACTTGACAATAAAAATCAATAGTTTATTTAGATTGCAAAGGAGAAAAAAATGGTAGAACCTTTACTAAATTCACTGGAAGCAGTGGATAAAGAAAAAACAGCTAAACTTGTCGAGCTTGCTCGTACTTTAGTAGACACTAAAAAAGCTATTGAAGAATCTGAAAAGAAGACAAAGGAATTGAAAGAAAAAGCTAAATTGCTTGATGAAGAACAAATTCCTAAGTTTTTGCAAGAGATGGGTGTAGATGCAATAAAAACTCCATTCGGTACGATCGGATATAGTCTGAAGTATCGAGGGTATATCTCTAAGGCTAACCAATCACTAGCCCACGATTGGTTAAGAAAAAAGGGTCATGGAGATATTATCAAAACTGAAGTGTCAGCAAGTTTTGGTATGGGTGAGGCTGACAAAGCGCAAAACATGTTAGCGACTTTGCGTTCTAATGGTGTAAATCCAAACTTTAAAGAAGGCGTTCATCATTCAACTTTATCATCTTGGATAAAAGATATGACTGAGAAAGGTAAAGATATACCTGATGAACTGTTTGGAGTTTATATAGCTAACACAACAACAATTAAATAAGGAAACGTATGTCACAAGTACAACAAAAAAAATCCAGTGAGGCTAAAGAAGTAATTCAAAAGCCGAACTTTGCGGTAGCAAATAGTTACCTAGATGAGTTTGGAGGTGCTGGATTAGAAAATATCACTTCCGAAAACATGTCGATGCCTTTTATCAAAATGATATCTGATGCATCACCAGAACGTAAAAAGATGAGTGAAAAATACATTGAAGGCGCAGATACTGGTATGATCGCTAATACAATTACAAAAAAATTGTATGACGGGACTAAAGGTATTTTGTGTGTTCCATGTTTTTACAAATTTGAATATGTGGAATGGCAACAAAGAGGACAGGGTCAAACAGCACCCGTAACAAGTTATCCTGCAGATTCTGATATCTTATCAAAGTGTACCAGAAATCCTGTAGATAACAGAGAAATGTTACCTAATGGTAATTATATAGAGCCTACTAACTATCATTTTGTATTATTACTTAATGATAATGGCACTCCAGATACTACTGGATTAATTACAATGTCTAGGACTCAATCTAAGAAATCTAGAAAATGGAATTCTATGATGAAGTCTATGCCAAAACTTAAAAATGCAAAAGGAGACTTCGTAAGTCCACCATCATTTTTTCATAGTTACAGACTTACAACTACTCAAGAAACTAATTCAAAAGGTTCTTGGACAAGTTGGATAATCAATCATGCGGGTAAGGTTGAAAGTGAGTTAGTACTACAAACAGCATCTGAGTTTTATAAAACTTGTGCTAAAGGTGTAGTAGTTAAACACGAAGAAGAAAACGATACAAATCTTACTGAGCAGAGCAATACTAACCAGCCGTTCTAATGCTGGACAAGTTCATAGAGGTCTTTCAAGGTCTTGATAGTGCTTATGGTGAGTACTTTCTCGAAGGATCGAAAGACAACAGAACTGGTAAAGAGAAGGGGCGCGCGACTACTAAGCGTGCCCCTCTTACTAAAGAATTATTTCAACAACATTTAAACGGTCAAATTAATTTAGGAGTCATTCCTATTAGAGAAGACAACACCTGTTATTGGGGTTGTATTGATGTTGATAAATACGATTTAGATTTTAAAAAATTATTAGCTACTATTAGAGAAAAAGGCTATCCATTAGTTCCATATCGCTCCAAATCAGGCGGTATACACCTATTCTTACATGTTTTGACCCCAATCCCCGCATCTGACATGATCGAAAAATTAGGGGTATTAGCGACCGATCTAGGGCTATCTAGCTGTGAGATCTTCCCAAAACAACGTCAAATCAAGGTTCATAAGAATGATTTAGGTAATTGGCTAAATATTCCATATCAACAAGCCGTAAGGTCTACTAGATACGCATTATACGACAACGGAACAGGGATCACGATTAATGATTGGTTTAGTTGGGTACAACAATATAGATTAGATTCAGAAACATTTTATGCAATACAAGTGCATAATCAAGATATTACGGAAGAAGGCTTTGACCAGTACCCGCCGTGTCTTCAAGCCTTAATTCGTAATGGTTGTGAAGGTGGTTATCGTAATAATGCGCTAACTGCCTTTGCGACCTTAGCGAAAAAGAAAAGTCCAGACGGTTGGCAAAAAGAAGTTTGGGACAGAAATGATCAATTCAAAGATCCATTACCTAAACATGAAGTTCAAGGATTAATTAAACAATACGAGAAAAAAGATTACGCATACAAGTGTAGTGATTTACCGATGAAGAATCATTGTAATGCAGAGTTATGTAAAACATTAAAGTTTGGAATAGATACTGCAGCATATGTTCCTAAAGTAGATTCATTTCAAAGATTAAAAACAAGTCCACCTATTTATTATTTAACAATTGAAAAGAAAACAATTGAGCTATCAGGTAAGCAATGTAACCAACAACAGTTATTTGCTGAAGCTTTATTTGATCAAGCGGATATTGTTTGGCAAAAGTTAAAAGATAGAGAATTTAGACAATTCTTAATGACTCTAAAAACTATGCAACAAGATATTGAAGGCTATGATGAAGAGTCTGAAGCACAAGAAGAGTTTAAAGATATGATGATTCAATTTACTCAAGAGACACAGCAAGCAGATAACGCGTCTCAAATTGAAGCAGACATGTGGTTCTTATATGATGAGAAAGTTATATTTAAATATAAAACATTTGAACGATTTGTAAGAAAAACAAATAAGACAGTTAAGAAGTTTGAATTAATTAATTTCTTAAAAAAGAACGGTGCAATTAAAAAAGAATACTTTGATAAAATCAAAACAAAAAACATTTGGTACTGTCCAAAGTTCATAGAACCAGTTATTGAAAGATCTAATAACATCTTTACTAAAAAGAAAGCTGAATTTGATGAACCGCCTGCACAATAAAACAGTAAAGATATATGGCCCTCCAGGGACAGGGAAGACTACAACTCTTTTAAATAAATTAGATAAATTATTTGCAAGAGGTATTATGCCTTCAGATATTGCTTACTTATCTTTTACAAATAAAGCAGTGAATGAAGCTAAACATAGAGCAGAGAAACAATTTAAGGATTTAACTGATGAGGATTTAAAAAATTTTAGAACGATACATAGTTTTTGTAGACAAAACTTTAAAACTAAACCTGTAATAGACCCAGAGGTAGATATGGTAGAGTTTGCAGAAGCTTTAGGTTTACCTAAGATTAGATATGAAAAGCATAATGGCCAAGCTATTTGGAATGATTGGTCCCTTCGGGTGTATGATAAAGCTAGAAATATGTTAATTCACCCAGACGATGCATATAAAAATGAAAAGGTTAAACGTGTAGTTTATGCAAAATATAAAATAATTATAGATGCTTATAATGAATTTAAAGAAGACCATAGAGTAGATTTTACTGATATGATTGATGAGTACATAGAAAATGGTACTCCACCTAATTTAAAAGTATTAATTGTAGATGAAGCTCAAGATCTAACTCCATTGCAATGGAAACTAATTTATAAGTTAGCAGAATTTAGTGATAAAATATTTTTAGCAGGGGATGATGACCAGGCAATCTATGAATGGAATGGTGCAGATGTAAATGAATTTAATAATTTTCCTGGTCGAGATTATATATTAAGAAAATCGTATCGTATACCTTCAGCTATTCACGATTACTCACAATATCTTGCAACCTATATTCAAGGTCGAAAGCATAAACAATTCATACCACAAGACATTGAGGGAAATATATTTACTTACAATAGAATACAAGACATACCGTTCACGGCTGACGGATCATGGATGATGTTAGGTCGGACTAATGAAATTGTAGAAGAGCTTAGAAATGCAGCAAAACATATTGGTTTATTTTTTCAAGATTCAAAAGGTAGAAAATCATTTGATTTAAACAAATGGAATGCTATTCAAATTTGGAACAGATTAATGGATGGAGAGAGTATATCACAAGAAGAAGTTCAAATAGTTTATACGTATATCAATGAAATTAAATTTGGTTGGAGATCTTTAGACTCTAAACGTTGGGCCAATATACATAAAGATCAATTGTTAGATTATGATTATTTAGTTAAATGGTGTGGTTTAGATGCTAAAAAAGATTATTGGATAGATACATTTAATCGTAATTTTGCAGAAAAAGATAAGCTTTATTTTGAAAAACTTATTGATTCTGGTACGGATATCGTTAAAAATTCAGAGATGATAGTAGACACAATCCATTCAATTAAAGGTGGAGAAGCAGACAATGTCGTGTTATACGAGAAAACAAATTGGGTAGCTCATATTCAAAACAAAATAGGTTTGGAAAGAAGTTCTGAATTTAGAGTTTGGTATGTTGGAGTTACCAGAGCTAAGAAAAATATTCATATTCTAAGAAGTCATTATGAATATTCATTTCCACTGGCTAGAATATTAAACGAAGTAAGGAGAATGAAACATGTCGGTTGATTTAAGAATATTATCCCTTGGAGCAGGAGTACAAAGCTCTACACTAGCACTAATGATAGAAAAGGGTGAGATACCTATGGTAGACTACGCTTTATTTTCTGACACGGGATCAGAGCCTAAAAAAGTTTATGAATGGCTAGAGTGGTTAACTAAACAATTATCTTATCCTGTAAACATTGTATCTGCTGGATCTTTAAAAGAGGGGATGGTTAAATCTAATGAAGGAACATATGTTAGAGGATCTACGGTCCCGATGTATGTTAGACACAAGGTAACTGGTAAAAAGGGAATACTAAGACGTATGTGTACCGCAACATATAAAATAGAACCTGTGACTAAAGAAATTAGAAGATTACTTGGTGTTGGATATAAACAAAGAGTTCCAAAAGATAAAAAAGTTCAACAAATATTTGGTATATCAAAAGATGAAGCTGTGAGAATGAGAACATCACAATATCATTATATTGATTTTGAATATCCTTTAATTGATCATAATATGTCTAGAGCTGATTGCATTAAATGGATGAAGGATAATAATTTTCCAGAACCACCAAGATCAGCATGTACTTTTTGCCCATATCATTCTGATGAAGAATGGTTAAGAATTAAAACTGAAACACCTGATGAGTTTGAAGAAGTAGTTCAATTAGATAAAAAACTTAGAACAGGTTTCAAAGGGTGTAAGCCTGAAGAAAATAATTATTTTTTACATAGATCTGGTAAACCTTTAGATGAAGTTGACTTTAAAAAGAAAGACGATAAACAAGGGGACTTGTTAGAAGGAATGAATATGGAGTGTGAAGGGATGTGTGGAGTTTAATATGACTGATAAAAATATGTTTGATGAGTTATTTCCGCAAGACAAACAGATAGGCGGAAATCATTACAAATCGTTTCATATTCAACCATATGAATTTATTTCAAAAAATAATTTATCATTTTTTCAAGGAAACGTTGTGAAATACGTTTGTAGATATTTAGATAAAAATGGTATTGAAGATTTACAAAAAATAAAACACTACTGTGATTTAGAAATCAAAAAGTTACAAGATGGCAAACAAAATAAAAAAAACAATAAAGGTAGATAATCATACATTTCATTTAGAAATTTATGTTCAACTCAAAGGAACACAAGATGTTACATTTGAGATATTTCCAGAAGATTATCATGCAGCATTGTATGCATTTAGTAATAAAAATAAGTTGAACCAACATATAGAGGACAATTACATTTATGAGCCAACAAATAAACTTGGTGTACCGAGAAAGTTCAGACTGGAAAACACCAACTAGTTTTCCTGACTTAAAAAACGCAAAAGAAATAGCGATAGACTTAGAGACTAAAGATCCAAACATCAAAAGCAAGGGGCCTGGATGGCCTACAAATGACGGTAATATTGTTGGTGTTGCTGTAGCTGCTGATGGGTTTAATGGCTATTATCCAATTGCTCATGAAAATGGATCTAACATGGATCTTAAAATGGTATTAGATTGGGTTCAAGATATAGTTTCAGGGCCTGGAGACAAAATATTTCATAATGCACCGTACGATGTAGGATGGCTGAGGGCTCACGGAATACGGATCAGAAGTGGTAGAATTATTGATACCATGATTGCTGCAGCATTAGTAGATGAAAATAGATTTTCTTATTCATTAAATGCATTGGGATTTGATTTGTTAGGTGAAACAAAATCAGAAGCTGAATTAAAACAAGCTGCAGATGATTGGGGTATAGATGCTAAAGGTGAATTATATAAATTACCTGCTAAATATGTTGGATCTTATGCTGAACAAGATGCAGCATTAACTTTAAAGCTTTGGCAATATCTTAAAACAGAAATTACTAAACAATCATTAACAAATATATTTGAAACAGAAACAGAATTACTTCCTATCTTAATTGAGATGAGAGCTGTTGGAGTTCGAGTAGATTTAGAAGAAGCTGAGAAACTTAAAAAAGAATTTGTAGCTCATGAGGATAAGGTACTTTTAAAAATTAAAAAAGAAGCTGGTGTAGATGTAGATATATTTGCAGCTAGATCTATTGCAAAAGCTTTTGATAAATTAAAAATAAAATATCCATTAACAGAAAAGACAAAAGAGCCTAGTTTTACAGCTAACTGGTTGTTAAACTGTGAATATCCAATTGCAAAATTTATAAGAGAAGCAAGAGAAATACACAAATTTCATGCAACTTTTATTGATTCTATACTTAAATATCAACACAATGGTCGAATCCATGCTGAAATACACCAATTAAGAGGTGATGGAGGTGGTACAGTGTCTGGTAGACTGAGTTATTCTAACCCAAACCTACAACAAGTTCCTGCAAGAAATAAAGAATTAGGGACAAAGATAAGGTCTTTATTTAAACCTGAATCTGGTTTACAATGGGGTTCGTTTGATTATAGTCAACAGGAGCCAAGACTCGTAGTACACTACGCATCATCAATTGGATTTCCAGGATCAGACAAACTAGTAGAGGCTTATGAAAAAGAAAACGCAGACTTTCACCAAACCGTCGCCGAAATGGCAGGCATCCCAAGATCACAAGCAAAAACAATTAACTTGGGGATCTTTTACGGTATGGGTGCGAGAAAACTTTCCAATGAATTGGGAATCGAAACCGACGAAGCCAAGCTACTTCTACAAGAATATAATAAGAGAGTACCGTTCGTTAAACAATTAGCAAACAGATGTATGGAATCAGCTGAGAAGTTCGGAGCTATTCATACTATTCGTGGACGTAAGTGTAGATTTAATAAATGGGAGCCTATGTCTTGGGGCCTATTTAAATCTGAGGATTATGAAACTGCAGTACAGAAATATGGTAAAAATAATATTAAACGTGCAGGAACATACAAAGCATTAAATAGATTAATTCAAGGATCTGCAGCAGATCAAGTTAAGGTTGCTATGATAGAATGTTATAAAGCAGGATACTTGCCTTTGATTCAAATCCACGATGAATTATGTTTTAATGTTAGACCTGCAAAAGACCCAGAAGAAATTAAAAAAATTATGGAAAAATGTATCCCCGAATTAAAAGTCCCTTCATTAGTTGATGTTGCTATTGGAAAAGACTGGGGTTCAGCTCATGATTAATGTTGGGACCTGTCCTAACTGCGAAGAGGTGGTGCCTTTTGAACCTACTGAAAAAGAACATATTTATACTTGTCCTGCATGTAAAGAAAAAGCTAAACAATATGTGAATGGTAAAATACTTTATACAAAAATTATGTGGAATTTAGAAGATGACCAACAACAAGATTAAATGTTGTCAGTGTAATAATAAATTAGCAATTTTAATAGAAAAGAAAAAATATTACTGTGCAGGATGTGCTTTGCATAACATCCGTGTAAAAGAGGGCGCAAGGGCCTTGACCAAGTCAATGGTTTGGAAAATGAAATATAGAAACTAACGACTAAGCTTGTACTTCGTCACTAGCAATATCTAAAAGACCTGCTCTAGCGTCAATTTCACTTTGCTCGTTAATCTTGACTTTAAGGTCTTTTATTTTAATGTCGATCCACTTCATGTCTGTTGTGACTCTACCCTGTGCTAACGCTTTGTTGGCCCATTGAGACTCCAACTGAAGTTTCTCCGATATTAACTTTTGTAACATT